TGATGTCAGAGGGTTATCTAATGTGGCGTCGATGTAATAAACGCCAGATCCTTGAATAGATGCTTCACCATTTAGAACTTGGCCGCCATACTTATTACTAATTTGTGACAAGCCCAACTGCGCAATCTGATTCTGGAGCATCGACTGCAGCTGATTTAGTTCGCGTGTTTGAACAGCCTTAGAAGGTTGGAAAAGAATACGATGGTAATTCTTTGTGAATGCATTCCGACCATTCGCATCTACTGTGTTAAAGTCATCAAAATAAGGTGCTCGGCTTAGTGAATTAATTAGTGAATCTGGCATATCGTTTGTTACCTATAGTGTTAATATGAAGTTGAACGTTTCAATTTGAGTGCTGCTCCGTTCAACTGCTTCCCTATTATTTATAAAGAGTAGTGTGCCGGATAAAGGTTGATACGTTGGTTTGATTATTTCTGTAACTTCTGGAGGGGATTCAATCGTTGGATCATTGAGCAAATAGATGTTTTCGCCAACTTCGAAATCGAGATAATTGGCGCCATTCATTGGTCGAATAACACGGATCGTATTTGTTTCATTGATGATGTCGACTATTCGAGCAATACCACCACTATTATCACCAACAATAAACTCATTAATAACGAACTTATCAAGATCAATCGGGTTCTTGCAGCGTAATGAAATCATGTTAGTTAATTCTGCGGATTGAGCAGGAATGTTTTCGTCGTCTTCACTGTCATATTCATTGACTGAAGTTATAATACCGACTGTTCTAAAACTATTGTCTACACTAAAGTTAAGGTTGTTTGCATCACCTTTCACTCGAACGTTCAGGATCACTGCCAAAGCATCCAATTCGACTTCAGGGTTAGACCCATGGCCGAATGGGGGTGATATCACAGGAGCTAATCTCGCCTCTGCTACCCAACCGGTAGTAACAGGGATAGCTGAAGCTTTTGTAAAATTAGTCCCAGCAGTCTCAATTCTGATCTTCTTTAACGAAGTATTTGCGGTATTAACTGAAGCATATGCTACAGCACTCGATTGAACTATCTGAGCGACGTCAGTAGTATAACCTGCGCCGGGACGCGTGATTCTGATAGCATCTAGAATTCCTTCATCGTTAACACGCGCAATGCCATACGCTGGAGTATATCCAGCATTGTTAATTGAAGACTCTTGACGAATTTTAATTGGGATCCATGTGTTTGCGCAAATGTGATAACCAGATCCCCAGTCATCAACAACAAACCCTTTGTCTGGATCAAAGTTAGTTGTGTTAGATGGATACAGATTATCAACTACACCATTGAGAGCATTGGAGCCCAATTCGTTTCCAATGTCAATCGCGCCGGTTCCTCCACTAACTTCTCTGATAGTTATAGAAGCAGACGCATTCACTTCGCCATTTCCATCAACGTAAATTGGAATTTCCGGCATAGGCGCAATAACACCATCAGGGTCTCTGAAACGTAATGAGAATCCTTCACCACCATACGTATCTAATCCACCAGTACTTAATACTGATACGATATCGATACGATCAACTGTACCAGGAATAGCAGATGCAATTGCTTGGGGATTATCACCTGCAGTAATATCAATAGGAATATAATCAGGTGTGTTAAACTTGCGAAGAGTAGACAAATCGATTGAGTACATAAACTGCCATGTATAACCATCATCATAAGTAGCTTTACCTGATGTGTGATTAGGTTCTTGACCTACGCCTGTCTGCTTAAACGCAATCTTACTAACACCCGCGTTAACCTCAACTTCGCTACCATTATCTAAGCAAAGATATATGTTATTGTTTGATGTAAATACAAAATTTGAATCAGCTTCACTGCCCGATAATGGAATAGTATTGGCGCTATATTCGTATTGTTTGTACTGCACTCCAGCTTCCCACATATGTTTTTTAAGACCCAATAGAATATCATTGGCTGTGATCTGCTTCAAGCCAATGATATTACTCTTGGTTGAAAGTTCCTGAAATACTGTCTGCGTTGGCGTGGTTGGCAGATCATTCGCATCACTCCAAGGGAATGGGTTGGCGTAAAAGAAATAGTATTCCAGCGCACCGCTGGTAATCTCTGTAAGGAAAGCCTTTACGACCTGATGACGCATCTGATCTAAAATGAAATTATATTGAATGTTTGAACTCATAACTTTATTTATACAGCCTCTCCATATATAATTGTCCAAGTACCAGATTCCGAGCGCTCCCATTTATATGTAAAGACGTCTGACGGTAATGTATCTGGCTGGCTTAAAAATCCAGAGGCCAAGACTGCCTGTGGTGTTGGATCAAGTACTAGCTCTTCGACACCAAGTGAGTCAATTGTATTCGACGACATAACTAATTCCTGTTCTGCCGCGGCAGTCGGACCAGCCAAAGTAAAGCTTAAAGCATATTCAATATCATCTTCAGGATCAGTAAAGACAAGAGCCCATTCAAACTTATTGCTAGCATAAGGATCTGTACCATATAATGGGCCGTCCTCACCAAGTTCAATTAATCCAACTTCGGATTTAAGAGGTAACGGTTTGCTTAATATAAGTTGCAGCATTTCATACACATAATCAGAATTATCAATCGCACCAACCAAGTCAGAACCAAGCTTGGCTGTCTCTGAGAAAATAGTACTAGCAAAAAACTTAAAACCTGCTGGGTGAATGAAGTCATCAATAAGATCTTCCCAAGCATTCATTGGATAATTACTTGTGATCTCATATGAGAAAATCTGGTAATAGAAAGAATCTTGTAAAACAGAAATTCCACTAGGACGATGAAGCTCATCTGTGTAAGATCCATTTGTTTCATATATCGTATTAAATGCAAATGCGAAAGTAGGTAGTCCGACACCGGGATCCGACTTAGAACTTTGTATCACCACATTAGCCAATGATCGGGGAAGCTTGCTGTAATCGAAATCTGGCAAGTCGCTGGCATCATACATATTATAATATTCAAAATCATGCAGGACGGTGTGGTCAAATTTCTGTTGTACTCTAACGATTGTCAGTCCATCGTCCGAACGCGTTGCATATACATCTACATTCAAACCCAGAAGAGTCGCAAGATAATTTGGGTTGTTGGTTAAAGGATACTGATACGCATCATCAGCATCGTCATAATTTTCAGGTGCAGTGTCAATATAATAACGATTAAGTCCATCAACAGCGATGACGCCGTTTAGATACATTTCAGTTACGCCACTCAACTTAATAGGATCATTTACAATCTCACCAACATAGTTAATGGACGCTGACACACCCGGATTCGTTAAATCTAATGAAGCAATCGCCCCGGTGTTAGGATCAATAGCTGAAACTCTGGCGTTAAATGAAACGTCTTCCTTACCTCCAAGATACACGCGATCGCCCAATGAATATCCAGCGCCTCCATCGTCTACAATAATCTTTGCTAACGAACGGGTGAGATAGCCATACGCAGTGCCGTCTTCAGTTTGGACTGGAAGATCATCACGGAATGCTTGGTAATTAGCATCTTTGTAGAACACCACATCGAAATAATATTGAGGGCCAAACACTTTTCTTTTTGCGCTTTTGATAGCAGCAGTGGCCGCGATATTACCAAACTGATCGTATTGAATAAGTGTGGAATTACTGAGTCGGGTTTCAGTACCATACGCAAGAATAATTCGTGCACGAATTTCGGTTTCCCACTTACCTTGGGAAGGCATCAAGACATGTTCCCAAGGCTTAAAGATTTCGATATCATCGTTAAAGAACATAGGGAATAGGTACGCAATAGATTGCTCAGATCCGCGAGACGTATATGAATCAACAAGGCGTCTCAGTAGGAATGTTTTCTGAAGCCATGGACTAGTAGGAATTCCTGCTGCAACTTCTTTCCGAATTGCATTGATGTACGTATCGTCAAACACCTTGTCAAGATCGTGCTCTGCAATGATACGATTGATCGTATATGAAGGACCTTGCTCAGCATTCAAAAACCGATAATAGTCTTCTATAAATGATGTAAAGGTTTCAGCTCCCATTCGCATTTCGCGAGGGAGCTGTTCTCGTATTAATGATCCTTCAATATTCTGAACTGTCTTTTCTAATAGCATTGATTACTCTTGGAAACGAGGAATTGTGTTATATGTTCGATCGCCTGAATCATGATCAAACGTTCGATCTCTTTCACCTTGTATTGCAGTCAAATCCATTTTCACTGTTATCAACTGATCACGCACTGTAGCAATATCGTACGCATTAGGGATTGCACTGATCTGAATTTCTTGGGAATTCGAAGTTGGAATAGCTTCCATCAACATCTTACCGGTTGTCACGTTCAGTTTACCTATCGACTTAATGATCTTATGTTTAGCGCCATTACTAGTGCGAGTGAATACATACAGATTACGTTCAACTGGATTACCACTGATGTATTCATCAGCCAGTTCAAGCCATTGGTTATTGTACCGCCAGCGTGTGGATGTGATGTATGATTTGGCCTGATCAATTTGGCCGTAAAATCCCATATGAAAATCAAGTTCCTGAGGAGCAACTACAGTTGAAGATAATCGCATCATCTTGTGAACTTTAATACGGGCAAAGGAATTCACTATAGCATCATTTGTAGAATCAATTTCATCAAGGAATCGTGAGTAACGAAACACTTTATCAAATCCGCCCAAAACCTGTGTATTAAAAGCTGTTACTCTATTACGTACTTCAGTCTCTAACTGCGATGTACTAGCAGTTGTCAAAGCAGCGTTATATTTGAAATAGATATCGAATGAAAGATATATGTAATTTGTATCAACGATCTCAGGCGTAACTGTCACTACATTATTTGCACTAAGGTATGTTAGGATCTCTGCCTTCTGTTGATCGCTCAAGAACAACGCACCTTTTGGCTTTGCTGCTAAGAAAACTTTGCCGTAGACTGGCGGGTTATTCTTTTCGCCACCCCATACTGACACTGCTTCCAAATCCGGAATGTTCTTAAGGAGTAACGCTTCGTAATCGTTTATAGTAACAGCTCGCTTCTGAGCAATGAATGCTTGAGGCGCAATAGCTCTAATAACTTCAATGCCTTCGCGTTCATCACCACCATACGCTGGTTCAACTACTACGAGTTTAAGAAGGTCAGTACTCTGTGTTAATGTAGAACCTGCAGGCGCTCTACCGAATGTGAAATTACGGGCGCCATTTGCTTCTGCGCCTGACGATGTAAGATAGCTCAGTTCAACCATGTTTAAGTTAGCAAGTTTCTTACCAACAACGCCATTACCGAATGCGATCTGATAAAGGCCTTCGTAGTTTTCTGAAAGGAAGTATACCTTTGAATCACTATCGTAAGACGAGAAGTTCGCAGCGTCTAGATAAATCTCTGCGTCAAACACATTGCCGTGACCTTGCACTCTAACTTCTAACGTCGATGTGTCAATGTTCTTATCAGAAATCTTGAACACTTGATCTTGTACGCCGGAGTCAACCAAGAACTTCTCTTCAATAGGACGGCCCTGAACGATAACTACATTCGTAAATTCAAATCTCTCAGTCGTGTTATTGTAAATTGATTCATAATCTTCCTTGGTGGAGAAAGTATATCTAACACCATTGATCTGGGTACTAAACAACGTACCCTTTGGAAGAATCACTGTATCTATATTGTCTGCGCTGGTGCGGCGGGTGAATGTTAGATTAATAGTTGCTCTTGCACCTCGACGTGATCTTGGTGTATAGCCAAGCATCTTCGCGCGGGAAACTACATTAGATCTAATCTGAGCAGAATCAAGGAATGATTCGTTCATGGCCAGATGAGCATTCACTGCGTTGTAATGGGTGTTGTATGCCAACACATCAAGAAGATAGCTTAGGCCACTGCCTTCAAAATCCCAATCGCGGAAAGGTGATTCGTCGCGTGAAAAATAATTGATCATATTTTGCTTGATCGCGTCGAAATCTAATTCAGTTACTTTTAGTACGTTGGCCATATTATCTTAATCTCTTGAGTTGGAAGCTTACTTCAGCGCCGACATTTATATTTATCACGCGGAAAGCTATGGTTATATCATATGCGTTGCTGTCTGAGTTATCGACGACTTTCACTACAACATCAGATACCCGAGGTTCATATAATTTAATGACATCCTCAATCTCCGACTTAAGAGCAATTGCTGTGAAGGGTGTAACATTTTCAAAAAGGTACTCAGCAACGCGCCCGCCAAACTTAGGTTTGAATAATTTCTCTCCTCTACTTGTAAGGACAATATTCTTTATCGATTGCTTTACAGCGTTAACATCTTTTAGAGGAATGATGTCTGCAGTGTTTGGATGTACTAACATGTCTAGACTCAAGTCTGCATAGACTCGTTCGGTTGCAACTAGAGGTGATATATTTGTACTTGCCATAATGCTATTTATAACTCAAACTGCTGCTTGACTATACATAACCCAGATATTAACAGATCCACCAGTAGGAATACCGGCTGATCCACTTATGGTTACAGGAAAGTTGCTGGCGCTCGAACTAATACAAGCGTTCCCATCAATCGGTTGTGCATACACTTTATTTCCCGCCGCTACAGTTCCGGTTAAACTATAATTTGAAAAATAATTACTTATACTTAAAGTTAACGTGCTAGGTGCAGTAAAGCTCGTAGCAAGCTTAATAAAGATGGCTTGTATAAAGGCGTTAGAAGTAGTGCCATTTGTTGTGATAGGAAATAGTCCAATTGTACTTTGCCAACCGCCGCCAGCGTCCGCGCCGGTAATATCTGATGAATTTATTGTATACTTCTTCCAACGAGGTATAGAAGCTTCGGGGCCAGTTGGATCAACTAAATCTCCAACAACATCCCAAACAGCATTATTGTTATGCCTATATAATCTTTTGCCAATAAACGCCAAATGGTGAAAGGTGTTGTCAACAATTGTAAGCAAACTGCTATTAACAAAATCATACAGCTTGGCCTTGTGCGCAGCGCCAGCAGCTTGTTCAACCTTGTATACACCACCGCCCACGACAGTTATATCAGTTACACCCGCTGGGCTGGACGCCAGTGCTACTGATGTAACATAACCCGGATCGCCATCAACACCATCTGCGCCATTAGAAACAAACTGAATGGGTGCGGTCCATGTCAGCGTGGTGTCAATGCCTGTACCTATAACGCTTGCTATAGTATGAGATACCCAAATTGGATCTGTGCCGGCTGGTGTTTCAATAGTCCAATCAGATGGGGGTGTTAATGTACTTGTACTAAAATCGTATTGACCACCAGTTGGCGTTGCTGGAGCAGACGCGCTTCTCTGAAAAATACTAATTTGAAATGTGCTTAGACCATCGGTTCCATCAGTTCCATCAGTTCCTGCAGCGCCATCATCGCCTCGTAAATTTGCAATCGGTGAACCCCACTCGTTTGCAAGACTTTTCTTATATACGTCACGTGTTGATGTATCAAAATAGAAATCATTTGGTGAACCAACACCATTATCAGGTACAGTATTACCACTAAACCACGTAGCTCCATCTGTTCCGTCTGCACCATCTTGGCCATTCGTTCCATCTTGACCTGCGATATTTGCAATCGGTGAACCCCAAGTGCCAGAGACCTTTTCATATACATCGCCATTTGTTGTATTAAGATAAAGATCACCATCAAGACCAAGCGTATCATTTGGTGTAGTGCTTCCAGTAATCCACGTAGATCCATCTGTTCCGTCTGCTCCATCTTGGCCAGGAAGACCATCCTCTCCATCGTTACCATCGGTACCGCGCAAATCTCCAGTTGAAAATCCCAAGCCATCATCGCTCGTAAAAGTAACAATACCAGTTGCTGGATTATATGAACCGTTTGTCCAACCTAGCCCATCTGCTCCATCTTGTCCAGGAGCACCATCTTGTCCATCTTGTCCAGGAGCACCATCTTGTCCATCTTGTCCAGGAGCACCATCTTGTCCATCTTGTCCATCGGTGCCCGCGACACCTTGGATGCCTTGGCCGCCCTGAATGCCTTGAATTCCCTGAGGACCAGCTGGGCCTTGTGGTGGAAGTACAGAAATCTCAGAAGGGCCAATAGGAATAGGAACGCCCTTGATAACGAAAACCTTACTTTCGCAAATAGTCGTCTTACCAGGCGATGCAGCAATGGTATCAGTTTTTATCCCGCCGGTATTAAGAATTACGTTACCAGCAGTCGTCAAGGAATGATTCTTTCCTATCTGCACTGTTGAGTTTTCGCCAATAGTACTAGCAAAATCTTTACCGATTGTTTGAGTTAAACTCTTACCTGTAGTGTGATCGAAATTTCCATCAACCACTTCCTTACGATTACCTTTGACATGAATGAATTCATTGCCCATAACTAGCCGGTGGTAATCACCTTCAATCGTGAGCTTAGCATCGCCCTTGATATTAATCATTTGATCTTTAGCAACAATCCGATACTCATCTCCAACGATCACTACCGTTTCATCACCTTTAGGAGTCCACTCTCTATATGTACCTGACTTATGCATTGAAGAGATACGCTCATATCCAGGCGTAACATCATGCTCATCAACGTGCATCGTCTTCTTAGGATCTAAACCATAATCACCATCAAACTTCTTTTGCTTATTTGTGTCCTTATCATGTAGACCATCTGTCTCTTCAACGTCGGTATCAACTTCTTCAATCTCGACTTCACGTTCGTAGGCCCACACGTGATTCTTAGGATATTGCGGTTTAATAATCTCGTCAACAGGCGGAAGGGCCCAATCATCGTTCGCTAATGCAATTGGAGTCGGGCCCAATTTCCGATGCTCTTCTTTTTTCTTATATGAAAACGAATCCTTGAACTTATCATCCTTGTCAATTGCTTCTTCAGGAATATCTTGATCATCGACTTTAGACTCATATGGGTATTGCTTCTGAGGATCACTAAAACCAAATTCATAATTGACTGATCCAGTTTTAGAAGGTAAAGTGCCCATGATAATAGGATCTTGTGCAACAGCGCCATCTCTAAAGAACCCGACTACCCACGTCCCTCGCACAATACCAGTTGCTGATCGACCAACACCTGACGTTGATGCTGATGTAACAGGCATCATAACATGGGACCAAGGCAGTGCAGCTGTAGGAATAAATGATTTGTCTTCTGTATGATATCCAAAACAACGTACACGTACGCGTCCTCTTTGTTCCGGATCCATGATGTCTTCTACAACACCGGTAAACCATTCAAAATTTCCAGCCATCATATCTTCTGGTGGTATATCATTATTCATTATGCTTTCTCCAAACTATCGCGTTTCACTTTCACTTCTGTATAATATTCTTGGTTCTTAAATCTATGTATGGCGGATGTCACTAGGTAATTGCCTGAAAGGAATTCGTCTACAACACCCCCCGTTAGCATTGGATCGCCTGCTCGTGGGAATTGCAAATCAATAATCTTACCAGCATTCAATTCAAGATCGCCGAACAATGTAATGGTATGATGCAGAGTATTGAATACGCCAGGGTAGGCTCTCATCAATCCAAGCTTTTCGTATGTCCACTCAATATAGTTCTGAGTGTCCTTCTCGTATGCTTCTGAATTACGAGACAGGCAATTTAAGCACGCATAGAATTCTTCTTCTGGTTTCTCTTCATTCTTCTTTATCGTTGGACTTCCACTGCCTCCGCCTCCGCCACCAGTATGTTCGTTATGCTTAGGCTCTTTGAACAAATCGGATCCAAGCAAAGTCTTCTCTATTTTGAAATCGTCCTTGTATGTATAATACTCTTTGCCAAATGTTCTCGTGGCCAGGTCAACATGCTGGGTCTGTGATCCCCATGTACCCTGACTAATAGGTGTGAACTTTGAAAGTTTAAGACTAGAGGAGATCCCGATGATCTTGTGCTTCCGTTGATTGAAATCTGCAGGTGTTCCGGCTTCGGCAGTATACGTTCTGGAATCTGTATAGGGAGTCGAGTTATGGGGTGATCCTTTAACGAGTTTCGTATGGGATGTCAGCGTGCAATTATCTTCGCCATTCTCAATGCTCTGAAACAAATAATATGGTGCTCCTTCTTCAGGATCATGCATGCGTCTACGGAACCAATCCATCGCCTTCATCGGTGTTTGCATATTAATAATGCCTCGGCCGACAGCTTCACAGTCACCTTCGTAGTTTACTGTAAGCTCAAAAGCATCCTTGGCAATCTTTACTATCTGGTCCGAGATCTTTCCATCATATGCACGAGAGAGCTTCAGCATAGGATTCTTCCATACATGTTTACTCACACCTGTTACTGACCATGCCTGCATATGCTCGCGATTCGATGGCCGACCATATAGAGGATAGTCTGTCACATAGAATGTATGTTCGAATTCTTGGGATCCCCCCGACATCATTTGTCGTTTGATCTTGAGATATATCGTTTCCATTCCATATACTGGAAGGACTTCAATCAGGTCTGATTCATCGCTGAGACTCACGGTGCAGATAAGGGTAGGGCTATAGATACTTTCCGTAATCGTTATCTCTTGGACCTGGTATTGTACATCTACAGCCTTACCATCTTTATTGCAGATGGTAATTTCTTCGAGCTCATATGCTGCGGGAGTTAGAGCAACTCCATCCGGTGATATATTTTTTAGAATAGCCATGCTAGATAGTATTTATTAGAAACCCAATCGGCTTGTAGCCTTAAGCGTTTCGTAATACTTCTTGACGAATTTCTTAATTACATCGGGCTTCATGACCTTGATGGTTTCCTTAGCTTCGTTCTCTTCTCGCTCCCATTCGTAATAAGGGACAGGCGTTCCTGTTCCGATCTGAGAAATATCTCCGATAGTAATAGGTGTTCCCGCTTCAATGATCTCATCGGTCAAAGGATCCACGATATCAACCGTTGTTATAAAATGATGAGGCGCTAACATAGCTTCTTCGTACGCATGTTCAATTACAAACTTGGATGTGTTTATATCAAAGGCTTCACCCTCAAAGCTTACTGCCTTGACCGACTCGATCCATGCCGCATTATTCGCTTCCTCTTCAAGATATCTCTCGGTTGGGAAGCTCGCATATTTCGTAATAATCTTGATAGGCTCGGTTACAGCATTCTGAATCTTGGAATCTGTAGATAGGAATGAATTCCCCATTTGCATATCCAACGAGTTTCCACTTGAGTCTGGCACTTCTCCCAAGATATTCTCATTCATATGCAAAGCCAAAAGTAGATGACTATCTTCTTCCTCATCAAAGTAATCATACTGCAGCGTATTATCGATGACATATAGGCCACGACCCTGTCTCCATAGTTTAGATACCTCAACCTGAGTTACTTCCATATCCCATGCAACCAACTGGTCAATTTGAGTAGCAGGCAGGTTCAGAAGCATCGAGTTCGCTACGAGACCAACCGGACTAGCCGTAGGAATAGAATCTATCCAGTTAGCAGGTGCAGCACCTCCTGAAGTGATAGGAGTAACCTGAAGATTATTAACCCACAACCTTGGATTAATACCATCATGCGTCAGAACAACATGATTCCACAGATCCATTGACACAGTATTTTCTGCAGTCATGAAATACCAGTCGTAATATGGTGCTACCGCAGTTTGTTTTATAACTAGCACCTGGCCATTAGATCTGAAGAACATCTGAATCATATCAGCATCAAAGATATGACTATCATCGTAGTTCGCCGCATCTCCTCCGATAGTAATATACCGAGGGATCTCATTCATGAATTTCTCAGTGATGACCGTAAACTCAGCAAAATTTCCCGCGTCAGGATTTTTTTCGAGATTGTCATTTGACAAAATACTAGAAAACGATTTTGGCTTCATCCATAAGGCTATCGTACCCTTAGAACTTGAGGCAGTCGTTGTAAAGTTAGGAACGAGACCGCGACCATCATATACACCCGAAGAAGTATAAGGATAATACGTTGCTGAATCATCATCATCAAGAATATACTGCCCAATGTTTTCTGTATCATGTGCAATACTTAATCCATGGGGACCCCAGTCGGTAAGAGGATTCGAATCAGAGATATCGTAAGACGAGAAGTTATACAGGAACTCTAGACCTAATTGTCCTACGTCTGCGCAGAGAGCGCTTCCATTATTATAGAGGTACTGGATCATATTCTCATTATAGAACATATTGTAGATACCGAGCATACGATAAGATGCATAGGTCTCACGCCCGAAGGATACCGTATTAATTCCGGGATCTTCCGTAATCTGGTCGAGCCAAAAGAAAGTTCCGCCGGCAAGGAGATTATAAGTACCCACCGCTAGCCCGTCGATCCACAGTTGTGCTTTCGGAGTTTCATAACTAGCAGCTGTTAGCGCGATGTGATGCCATGACCCCGGTGATAGCAGGTACGCGCCTGTTGTGATTTCCCATTGCGTTGCCCCATCTGATTCTCCGTATATCACCGCGCCCAATTCCGTGATGGCGAATTGAATCTTTTGCATTTCAGCGCTTGCATTATTCTCAAATTCCATATTGAACTGGTACTTCTCGCCGGATACTGAAGCAGCGATAGGTTTCACCCAACACGATATAGTACTTGCGGTATGCGCTTGAGTATACTCTAGAATATTCGAAAGGTTCATGGGTTCATTGTCTTGCTCGACAAAGTAATCCGAATATGGCTGGCCGAGTCCATCTAGCTCTTGGAATAATGCATGGTCATTTGGATCAACCAGAGTAATAGGAGATGTGTTTAGTATACTTCCGATAAGATCCGAATATTGCGAGGTGCCTTCCGTATACTTGAAATGCATTACCATGTGGGCAACCATATCAGTATATGTAATGCCCGCGGTATATTCAGCCGAGTCCTGATATACTACCGAATCATAGTAGCGCTTCCGAATACCATACCAGTCCTTAGCACCTGCTTCCGTGCTAGTATCGGGCACATAATCCCATGAAGCAATATCACCAATGCTGACACGGCCGTTCGGAGTACTCCAATCGATACTAGGATCATCATTCCGAATCTCACCGCGATCGCTTCCAAGTATCTTAGCCGTTGTCCAATTGAATTGCGCTGATGTATATACTGAGTTGGAATCAATCCATGTTGCGGCAGAAGGGCTTCCGCCAAACGCCGAGATCATTTTGCCTACACTATTATTACTAATCAAGCCTGATCTAGTCATGAGTCTCGGCTGACTTCCGTCCTTGTTATTTCCAAGCGCAATCATGCACCATTCACCTGCATTCGGGTTATAAGGAAAGTCCATAGCATTATCCACCTGCCAGCAAGGGGTTATAACGTCTGTTATTGTATTCTTATACCACATAGCAGCGCGCAACACACCATATTCGATTCCAGATATAGGTTCACGATGTAACAAAGATACTTCAAGGTGTATAGTATTGCCTGAGCCGGCATCGCCTTCCATATACATCAGAGTAGTATAAGCAGCACCTGCCTGATTATTGTATGCTGGAATAGAATTGAAGTACACAGGGAAGGTAAGCATCTTCATCTCTGTATTATATGCTTCATCAATCAACGGGAGTATATTCACGTAAGCATCGGCATCATCACCCTTTTCGAATTCAATATAAGACACAGGCTTAGTAGGATTCGGCCCGTTCAGAATACTTTGAGCGCCTTGAGTGAACACCGCCTGATGTTGGGCAGCGTTTATAGTATAAGGTTGGAATAATAGCGAGCGCGATGGGAGCGGCCGATTCTGAATGTAACTTTGCTCTTCACCGGACTCCGAAGCGTACGGGTTATACAGAGAGAATTTAAAGTAGGCCGGGACTTCAGAAGTCTCTGCGAAAAGAAAAGGATCGCTAACATTCGAAAGCCATAGTTGAGTCCGATCAGCATCGTACCCTTTTACGTCAGCTCCTTGTGTCAGCCGCGAATCTGTATTAATTATGCCTCGTAGAAGATTCCCTGCAGCATCACAGCGATGTACTCTAAGATTCTTATACGCTAAGTCCATACCCGCCAATATATTACCAATTACCACAGTATTTGGTTCGCCATCCATTAAATCTATACGTAAATCGGAATACAGCATATCAATATTCCAATCTTGGATCAGCATGTCATTTATGTCTTCATTGAAAAACTGAGGAAAAACCGTAAAAATACCGTACTTATTATATTTCTCATCGGTGTACCTTTGAAGGGCATGCTGACTTCTAGGCCATTCGTCGATACCATTCTTTAGATGATCGTTGAGAATAAAGAAGGTCCAAGCATAGTCAGGTGTACCATACAAATCATATGATACTTGATCAGGACGTGCTCCATTCTCTATAGTATACTTCTGATAATTGATGTAGGAATTCAAGTACTTATCGTCTACATCAACGAAGCGATAGATGTCTTGATACTGTAGAATAGAAGATCCGATTTTTAGATCGACTGTTGGGAATTTTTCAAAGAATGTAGCCATGTTATTATACGTCCTTACGGGTTAGAGCGCGCGTCTCTTGCATAGTGATGGAGATCTCTGTCTCGACGGGAGACATATCCGTTTTGAACATCAGTGCACTTGGATTAAATGTGGTATTGAGGCCCGTGAGATAGCATTCATATATCTTAGGCAACCACTTATTTTCTCCGCCACCCGATGAGCTATTGACGAATTTGACATCCCATGTTGGAGGATAGCTTAATAGGATATTAGACCCGTCATCTTGTACGAATGGATAGATGGCCGAGCGAAGCAATTCATGGAGTGCTTTAATTTGATTTGTATCTCCAGGCGTTCTTCCTACTAAGGTGAAACCAAATGTAAATGAGCGCACGTTATTGCCTTCAAAGGTCGTATTGGTATTGGGATTCAATACTCTGCGATTGGATGCCATGGCGATCTCTGCTCCATTCTGAGGCAAAAGCTTTGCTGCAGAATTCTTGGTCAGATCGTTGATCTGCGCCTTTGCTACATCCAATACCATATTACCCCGGTCGGCATCTAATTTAATAGCTTGTGTGCCCATATCAATTGTCGAATACGAGCCTCCATCTTCGAATGATACACCTGCAGGAATTGGCAGGAAGATATCACCCTGGAGAGGATCGCCGCCCTGTGATGGTTTAATATGAAAATGCACAAAGGGACGGCCTGTTGGGGTGTTCCCTAGATTTTCTGGAATTACGATTGTGTTTGGCATACTTCTATTTACCCTCTGCGTGTATCTTTCCGTGTGTGTGTGTGTATAAATTATTTATATGACATATCATGGCAAATATAGAGTACAGCATGCTGAGAAATACAAAGGCGACCCTACAAAGGTTACTTATAGGTCCCTATGGGAACGTCAGGTCTTTCGTTGGTTGGATGCTAATTCAAAAGTAGTATGGTGGAATTCCGAAGAGCTCGTTAT